ATAAATTCAAACAAGAGCACGTTGTCCACGCCTTTGTTTATGGTCAGTTGTTTTGCGTACACAGGATCGTACCTATAAGTAAAAGTTTCCCCCGCGCCAGTGTCTATGAGTAACACTCGTGTGAGCTGTTGATAGATATAAACCTGGGTAGAGTACATACAGAGTATTTAGTGCCTTTGTGCGTGGTCGAGATATGGTTTGGTAAATATTCACACTATATGAACAATGATTTTTTTGAAAAACTGGCTGAAAAATACCCATTTATAACATTGTGTGTCTATGCCACAACAGAATACGTGGGCATTATACAAAATCAAGATGAGGCAATAACTACCATCTACGATTTTGGTGCCATACAAGACTTGGAAATCAAACGTCAGTTTTTGGAACTGGCCAATATTTGGTGGTGGGAAAGCAATAGAACTGTGCCCATCAATATATTCCTCAAAGGCGACTGGGATCAATTCAAACCCTACTTACGAACTTTTACCAACAAAGACCTGGAAGTCTTGCATGGCCCAGTGTGCAGTCTCAGCGAAATGAGTCGCAAAAAAAGCAAGAGAAAATCAATTACTCTGGTCAGACGCCTTGACTGAGCAAGTTCATGTGCAAGGCCACTAGAGCGGCATAGCCGATGGCATGTGCATGTTTGAACACAAATCCTCTACTATCGTCGCCGTCCCACACTGATTTAAATACAACGTCCCAGGATTGATTTTGCAGGTGTGCTTTACCCGGGCGGATTATACTAATAAATGCAGCCATACGAGTAATAGAATCTGGACGCATTGATTCTAGTAGTTGCGTATAATTGCCCACGTGCACCAACTGACTGACCCATGCAGTATCGGTCCATAAACGACTCCACGGCGGTTCTTGTGCCAGCAGTTGTTCATAGTGTTCATAACTTTTTATCAGCTGATACACACTCATGTTCAGCAAGTCAATTTTAAAATAGCCCAGTTGTTCAGCTGTTTCATAATCTATGGCCGCACATCCGTGTACTGGATCCTGTGGTATATCAGTCACGTACACACCGCTGTTGTGTCGCCGTATTTGAGTTTGGTGTGTTTGACGTGCTGGTGTTGCCCGAATTAGTTGTAGTAACTGTTCTCTGTCGGCCAAATCGATGTCAATGTCTGCGCTCATGATCTTATTTTACACGAAAATCCAACACATGTCTACTGTTGGTGAACCATGTGGTAGTAGCTGCAGGAAATTCACAGTTCCATAAGTTTTCTAACTGTGCCAAAATATAACTTTCCTGCATGAGATCCAACTTGGGCAATTCAAAATCTTTACCTTGACATATTTGATCTATCAACTGATCGCAATGTATCTTTGAGTTTCGATAAGGTTGCTTGCTTAGAAATATTTCATGCAGTTGCCGGATGGCGGTTTCTTGTTTGAATTCATATCCGGACCATTGTGCTATGTGTTGTAGTTGTTGTACAAACTGGTCTGTATTGTAAAAACTTGCAAATGGAAATATCTTTACATCATTGCTGGAGTCGTAAATCATTTTTTCCTGCTGTGTTATAAATCCTGATTGATAGGGTTTTTTAAAACCAATTTTGAAAAATTCTCTAAGTACATTCCGTGGACAATCTACATGTTCGGAGTCTAATCGTAACAGGCGCAAATTGTGTTGACCCAGACATTCTGATTTTATCCATTCCGGTAACTGATCAAAATCATCAAGGTTGTTACAATCAGGCCAGCTTTCATCCTTGACTGCTGCATAACTATCAGCAAACTGTGTTTTAAAAAAACTTGCAATCAAGTTGTCCAGTACCCACTTATAGTCTGGATTATTAAGTTTGTTATAGGTGTTGATTTCCAACAGGTCATTGTCAAGACCGTGATCACCGGCTCGTAACAAACTAATAGACTGCAACGGCAATAGATCAGATGTGGTTATTTGTATGCTGATTATTTTGCTGTCGAAGATCTCTGTTCGTACGCCACGAAAGTCAGAGTAGTGCCAGCAGTCAAATTGTTTCTCTTCATGATACCGTTTAGCATGTGAAGCTCCTTGCTGGTTGAATGGCGTATCATTGCAGGCTACGCCGGCTAGGAATTTATTACAGACAAAATCCAAATAGTTGCCGTGAGTACCACCATGAAAATCGATATAGATCATTTACCAACCGGCCCTTTGCAACATGTCGCGCACATATTCTTGGTCAGCTACATAATCACGAAACTTTTTCATCCATACTTCCGAATCAATGTAGGGCCATAATATGGCAATTTGTGTAGCATCTAATTCGCCTAAGAACTTTTGTCCTGAATCACAGTTGTACACTATCCAAGGACTGATCCTACCAGCGGTCACAGCATAGACCATGGCATTGACATTGCCATAGCGTAGGCAATCCTCTGCAGGATGTCCTGTTTTTTCTGCCCAGTCGATGCCAAATTCCATGGCACGAGCCAGGGCATCATTGATGTTTTCAACTTTTAAATAGTCGATAAGATATTCTGTATACACAGTGTCTTTGCACCAGTGATCAATTTTTTTGTTTTGTTTTAACACCCACTTGGTAAATTGCTCTGGGTTAATAGCCTTGACATCTACACAGTATCGACCAAACTTTACAAATGCACGATAGTAAGGACTGTCACAAAAGTCATCATAGGTTTTTAATTTGGCACTGCCTTGAGTAAGTTCATAAAACTTGATGTATGAATAGAACCCCAGTCTGACACCAGGCTCATCTTGTTGCTGTCGACGACGACGCGGTTCGCACGAATGCACTGCAAGACTAGACTCTTTGACAAAGTCTTTTTTGCAATACTGACATGTGTATTTCATTTTTTAACTTCTTGTCCCATCTGTTTGAGATAGGCATCAATGTCTTTTTTGGTTGTAATCTTGGCCAGCAAATCAATCTCATCATCATTGAAATGTGGATAAAGTTCTGCCAATTGTTTACGAATACTGCCAGCACCGGATTCTTTTTTCTTGGGAGCTATCCATTGATATCGATGTGTGCCCATTCCGGGACTCACTGCTGTGGCCATGAGCCACTGTAGCTTGGGATGTCGACTCAATGCAAAGAAGTGTTTGTTTAGATAATGATTACAACTCTGTACATAGTACTCTTGCAATTCACGACTACCTTGTATACTAGATCCCCAGCGTATCATCAAGAATGTACTAAACTTTTTGCGTTCTTCGTCGGTCAAACTTTCGTAGAATGTTCGATCCTTGCGATCAAACACACTCATTTCATTGGCTATGTTTAGTTTATCGCTCATCTTTACCAAGCTAGATTGTAGTTTACCACTTCACAGTTGCGACTGATGTCTTTGACAAAGTACACACACTCTGGCTTGGGCCCATTGTTGATTGGCACGCACAGCATTTGGCCGTTTTTTAGTTTAGGAGCATACCAAGTGACTTCTTGATATACATCAACAATTTCAATGTCTAGAAAACTGGGACGAAAACTACTAAGGGGATTGAACTGAAATGCTTTAAATCCGCGATCATTAATACTAGTAAGCGGTAACACTTCTAAGTCGCCAAGATCAGGTTCACCGATTAAGATTTGCCAGTCTACGGGCATACGAACTCTGTGTTCGCCAACACGTAAAACTAATGCGGGTGCTGTAAAACTTTCTAAAAAGATCAGGGGAATATAATGATAGTCAGGATCCTTGGGATCGCTGTTATCAAATATAGCAAACCGCATGTCATCTACTTCTTCTGGTAGATGATCGAGGTCAAACGGGGTATTGTCTAATGTAAGTATACGCATGAATTTATTATAACATATTTTGTAGTAGTTGCAACCTTTATTTCCAAGCTAGTTTTTCTTGTGTAAATGGATATGAAGCCTCCTTATAAAACTGCTTGCGTTTGGTCAAGTGACGTTTTGCAAATCTACATGTTGATGTCACGTCCCAGATCTGTACATGATCCTTGTCTTCGGCCTTGCGGATACCTCGCCCTATGCTTTGTATCACTCGGACAAAACTCTTGCCAGGTTCCACAAGAACCAGATTGAAAATCCTAGGTATATTGATACCCACCGCAGCCACGCCATACGTGGCCACA